CGATGCTGTGATCACCTTGGCGCTTGCCTTGATGATTTCAGCGATCCCGAAGAGAATTCCCAGTAATTCCTACGAAATCCGTTTCCTTCACCTCCTTCCTACACCCCCATAATACCACACTAGTAAAGTGTTGACAGGTGGAAAGAGGATACAAAGCAAGAAAATGACTAGAACTTAAAACTCTCCCCCAGCTTCCGCGCATTCGGCTTCCTCAGCTTCCTTCTGACGCTTACGGCGCTCAGCAGGTGTGATATACACCCCACAAACCATCTCTGACTTCGCAATCGCCATCGCGTTTTGGGCGTCTTTCAGATTGGAATACGAGCCGATTAGATATCGTTTGCCTTCAAAACTGAAGCGAACGCGATATTTTCCTCGGTATTCCTCGATTCCACGCGGTAAATGTGGCATTTCAGCTCATTGTTTGCGCCTGGTATCAATTTCAGCGGCTCTTGGTATCAGACGGGCTTGATACCAGCATGATACCAATTTCAGGTATCTAAACGGCTTTCACTCTCCCCCACACCACCCCACCACAAACGGCGCGATAGCAACAAAAACCCCCGATCCTCAACGAAAACCGGGGGTTATCAGAGCGGATGACGGGAATCGAACCCGCGTGATCTGCTTGGAAGGCAAACAATTGGGGTAGTATTGACCTAAGTTTTCCGCATAATTCCGCCGTTTTGCATACGCTAGCGTACGCTAGCATATGCTAAAAATGGGTACAGTAATGGGTACAGTAAAATCTCGTTGCGCAACGAAAAGGACAAGCAATGGCGCGCCCCAAAAAATACGAACTCCCCCACGGTGAAGGCAGCTTCTTCCAACGCGCAGACGGCATCTGGGTAGGCAGAATTGAAGCCGGATTCTCATCACGCGGAACACGTAGGCGAATCCAAGTCACGTCGAAAGATAAAGAAACAGCATGGACAAAGTTGCTCGCAAAGCGCAAGGAGATCATGCTCAACGGGCTCACACCGGAAGGAATACGCGCAGGAGCAACCGTTGAATCGTGGATCAGCGACTGGATCAACCGCAGACAACATGACGTGAGACCGAAAACCTATCACACGGACGCCTCCATCGTCCGCAAGTGGATCATTCCAACAATCGGCAGGCAAAAGCTAGAAACCCTCTCCCCCGCACACATCCGCAAGCTCACCGAGACGATGCGCGCCGCTAGCCTCTCAACAACGACTGCCCGCTACGCGCAGCGAATCCTCCAACAAGCACTCAAAGATGCGATTGTCGAAGGACATCAAGTACCCCAGCGCGTCCTCGCCGTCGAAAAGCCAAGGGCGGCAGTCTCAGACCGCACATCGATCCCACTTGAGGACGCAATCAAGCTCCTTAACGTCGCCCGCAACCGAGGCGAGGGTGCCCGGTGGGTCGCCGCACTCCTACAGGGCATGAGGCAGGGCGAAGTCCTCGGCCTCACCTGGGACAGGGTCGACCTAGATGCCGGCACGCTCGACATCTCATGGCAGCTACAGAAACTCCACTACGAGGATCGCGCTCGCGGGACTTTTATGATGCCGGATGGGTATGAGGCGATTCAGGTTGACGGCGCACTGCACTTGGTGCGGCCAAAGACGAAGAGCGGATACCGGCTGATCCCTTTGGTGCCGTGGATGCGGGCTGAGTTGGCGAGGCTCGCATCCCGTCCTCATTCGCCTAACGGCTTCGTTTTCACCCGCTCCGGTGACACGACGCGCCCGCGAACGCAGAAGGAAGATAGTGAGGCGTGGAAGGCGTTGCAGTCGCAGGCGGGCGTACACAAAGGGGAGAAAGGCTACTACGTCCTACATGAGGCGAGGCACACGACCGCGACACTCCTCTTGGCTGCTGACGTTGACCCTGAGATCATCAAGGCGATCATGGGGCATTCTGACATTGTCACGACCACCGGATATCAGCATGTGTCTCAGGCGATGGCGCGCCGAGCGTTGGAGAAGGTTGCGACGACGCTACAGCTCGACGCATAAGCAAACCCCGCCAATCTCAGAGGACGGCGGGGATGTATTGTCCGGCGCTAGGTCATCGGCCTGATCGGGGTCAACGGCCTAGCACCGGGCGCGCAATACCATAATACTCCTCACTGTAGGGGAAGTCTCGCACCGTCTGGCGTGCGCGGCAAGTGATACTCGCGGTTACGTCGGCGTTGCCACGCTTCAACACGCGACGAAACGCCTGGACAGCCTTACGCGGAACGTCAAGCTCAACAGCCAGTGCGCTCGTATTCCACCCGTACTGCATTTCTGCCCACATATAGTCCACGCGGTCAATCATCAAGCAAGCCACCTCTTCATCTATGCGGTGTTCCACATGCTCCGCTTGGTGGCCGTCATGCTGATTCTGGACATGGATTGATTCGTGGATGAGGGCGAAAAGCCTCTGTGACGCGGACAGTCCGGTGTGGATGGCGACGAGGTGGCGCGTTAGTGAGTATGCGCCCCATAAGCCGTCTGGCAGGTTGGCGTCGATCACGCGCACGCCTTGCCGTTCGATCCAGTCGATCACGCTGGCCTCGCTTACCCTCATGTTCGCGGGCAGCATGGTAACGGTCGCCATGTGCATTTCAGTCCCACTCTGGGTATTGAGGTGCGTCTTCCTCACCGTCTTGAAGTTGTGAGGCGGCGTATCGTTGTTCTGCCAGCATCGCGTCGGCTTCGCGTTGGTTTTCTTGTCTGCTGGTGGCGGGGAATCGCAGGACGTTTGACTGGGCTTCGAGTTCGTCTGCTTGTTCTTTGAGCGACCGCTCAGTTGCTTCTAGCACTCGCATCGGATCGACGTTCAGCGCTTCGCAGATGAGGGCGAACTCGTCTAATGTCATTGGTTTCACGCCTTTTATTAAGCGCCCTAACTGGGTGAAGTGCACTCCAACTTTCGGGGCAATCATTCTCAGCGACTCCCCGCGCTCCTCGTAATGCGATTGAAGAATTCGCGCTACAGCAAGCCCGAAAGCTTCAACGTTTCTTCTTGCGCCAGGCATGCATCAAGTATGCCATATGGCGACACTCCGTGTGTAGTCATTTGACATCTGCTATTTCGCGTTTGTAGTGTAGCCATATGACTACAGAAACATGGAGTAGCGCCGCATCCGCAGAATTGCGCGCAGAAGTTGCTCGACAGCAGTCATCCGCTTCGCAGGTGGCCTCCGCTGCCGATATGGACCGCAGCACCGTTGCCAGGAAGCTCAACGGTAGCCGCGCGATCACTCTCGACGAGTTCGCCGCAATGAGTAGGGCGCTCGCTGTCGATCCGTCCGAGATGTTTGACCGTACCCGCAACGCCCTAACAGAAAAGGCAATCGCTTAAGAAAGTGCCCTCACCTATCAGCAGTAGGCGAGGGCGGAAAGGAAAGAACATGGAATTGATCCCTTTCAACTATGAGGGTACCGCAGTTCGCACCGTCATCGGCAATGACGGCGAACCCCGATTTGTACTGGCCGATCTCTGCCACGTACTCAAACTCGGCAACACCTCGATGGTTGCCCGCCGACTCAGCGACTCCATGAAGGGTCTCAGTCAGATTGATACCCCTGGAGGGTCGCAGAGGATGACCACAGTCACCGAAGCAGGCATGTACGCCGTCGTCATGCGCTCCGACAAGCCCGAAGCAGTCCGCTTCCAAGAATGGGTCACCGGCGAGGTTCTTCCGTCGATCCGCAAGCGTGGCGGCTACCTCACCCCCGAGGCCACCGAGAAAGCCCTCACCGACCCGGACTTCATCATCCAGCTCGCAACCAGCCTCAAGGAAGAACGAGCCAAACGGGCAGCACTCGAAGCCGAAAACGAAGCCAATAAGCCAAAAGTGCTTTTCGCTGACGCTGTCACCACCAGCCACACGAGCATCCTCGTCGGCGACCTCGCGAAACTCGTCCAGCAGAACGGCATCCCCCTTGGAGCTAACAGGCTCTTCAAGTGGCTCAGAAAGCATGGGTACCTCATCAGCCGTAAGGGGACTGACTGGAATATGCCCACGCAAAAAGCTCAAGAACTCGGGCTATTTCGCGTCAAGGAAACAGCCGTCACTCACCCTGACGGACACGTGACCGTCAACCGCACGCCCAAAGTCACCGGCAAGGGGCAAGAGTATTTCATCAGCCGGTTCCTTGACGGTCGCTTCGATATCGCTAGCGACATTGAAAGCCGGTAGCGCGATGAGACGAAACAAGTTGGCGTTCACGATCACCGAGGCCGCCGAAGCAACAGGTTTCAGTGAGGAAACGATCAGGCGTGCCGTTCGGGCGGGCGACCTGCCTGTCCGTAAGCCCAAGATCAACGGGAAACAAGTCAAACGGCCAGTGATTCTCGCTAGTGACATTGAAGCGTGGCTATCAGACAAGTAAAAAGTGCCCTCCTCGTGAGGCAACACATGGAGGGCGAGAGAAAGGAATCTCATGAGAGATCATACACGACAAGACTGGCTCTACAGGCTATTCACACGTTGGGTGAAGCGTTCGAATGCGGTGCCAGACCGCGAAAAGTGGGCTCGCAGGAACCGGAAACTGGTGAGCCAAGCGCACGCCCAGACTGCATGTTCTGCGGATATGGGGGCGGCAAAGTGAACGTCGACCTCAATATCGAGATTACTCAGATTGTCCATGACTTTGCTGTCCGTCTTTCTGATGAGGGTATTGCTCCGGATAACCAGATTTTGACCGACCATGCGGACTGTTCGACGTGCCAGTGGGTTTTCTACCACAAGAGTCAGGCGCTGGAAGCGTTGGATCATCTCTGCGGGTGCGGGTACAGGGTTTTGGTTTCTGATGACCGGAAAGTGTATATCCCGGTTCCGACGGTTGACGCGAAGCCTTTTTGGCTGATTTTTGTTGGTGTTCGCCCTGAAGAAGCCTCGGCCTATGTGAATAGCTTGGGGGTGGCGTGATGACTACCGTGCATGTGTGTACGCAGGAGGAGTTGGACGAGGCTCTAGCCACACCTAAGTGTCATGAGGTCGTCGTTTGTTCGCCTAGGGATGTGTGTCTGAAGATCAGGGATTCGCGCGGTAAGAATGTTGAGGTATCTGGCGCCGCGGCGGTCGAGGTATCTGGCGCCGCGGCGGTCGAGGTATTGGGCGATGCGACGGTCAGGGCATTTGAAAATGCGACGGTCACCGCGGGCGACCACTCGACAGTCATGGCATGCGCCCGAGCGACAGTCAAGGCATATGACGACGCGACAG